AAAATAAATAGCAGTAAGGGATAGCAACCCCTCTAAAAGTTCTGTTTTTTTATAAAACAGGAGCTAAAATGGGTAATTCACCTGTCGATAGGAACAGAGAATACATGAGAGAGATGTGGGGAACCACTAAACTCGCCTCAGATTATGGTTCAATGCAACATAATGACAAAAAAAGAGTTCTAACAGAGGTAATGCACGATACTGCACCTCATCATAACCTCAAAAAACAGACTGAACTCCATGAAAAGATTCGTAATGATGAAGATTATGATGATTGGGAGTATGGAACAGAACCAAACTACGGAAATCCTTGGACGTAAGTATAAATAATCCCAAGAAAACGTCTTACCAATGGCAAATACACGGGTATCGAGAGCATTTAAGGACATTAGTTTGTCTTTTGAACCACATCCCGTGACAAAAGACCTGCCTATTCTTAAAAATGAGAATGCAATTCGTCGTTCTGTAAGAAACTTGGTCGAAACGATCCCAACTGAGAGGTTTTTCAACTCACTTTTGGGATCTGATGTCAGATCAAGTCTCTTCGACTTCGTTGATTTTGGTACTGCATCCGAAATTGAAGACCAAATACAGACAGCGATTGAAAATTTTGAGCCAAGAGTGTCAAATTTGCGTGTTGAGGTCAATCCACAACCTGATGATAACACTTTTGAGGTCAATGTAATCTTTGATATCGTTGGACAAGACTTTCCTGCTCAAGAATTTACATTTTTACTAGAGGCAACAAGATAAGCAATGCCTTTTACTAAGTTTACCAACCTCGATTTTGACCAAATAAGGACCTCTATCAAAGATTATCTCCGTGCAAACTCAAATTTCACGGATTTTGACTTTGAGGGGTCTAATTTTTCAGTCTTAATCGACACGCTAGCGTATAATACCTATATTACGGCATTCAACTCAAACATGATTGTCAATGAATCCTTCTTGGATTCGGCAACGTTGAGAGAAAATGTCGTTTCTCTTGCAAGAAATATCGGTTACGTACCACGCTCTAGGAGCGCCGCTAAGGCAACTATAAGTTTTACCATACAAACAGACGTAGATACCCCAACAGTAACCTTAGACGCTGGTCTAGTATGCGTAGGATCTGCAAATCAGTCGAATTATATCTTCTCAGTCCCAGAAAGTGTAACAACAACTGTCAACTCTGGATCAGCAACATTTTCAGACTTGACAATCTATCAGGGAACGTATGTAAAAAATAGTTTTGTTGTTAATGGATCACTTGATCAGAGATTTATTCTCAATAACTCTTTCATTGATACCTCAACTATTGTTGTTAAGGTAAAAGGAACCAGTGATTCTGGTGAAGGTAAGGAATATTTGTTAGTTGATAATATTTTAAATCTGAATGCAAACTCTGAAATCTATATGATTCAGGAAGTTCAGGATGAGAAGTATGAACTCCTGTTTGGTGATGGATATTTTGGTAAGAAGTTAGAAGATGGTGCAGTGATTACTGTATCCTATGTCATTACTGATGGTAAGGATGGTAATGGTGCTTCTAATTTTGCATTCTCTGGAAGAATCTTAGATTCTTTGAATAACGTTGTTGTTCCAACCAACTCAATCACAATCACAACCGTCTCTGGTGCCTCTAATGGCGGCGATATAGAGAGTGTTGAGTCGATTAAGTACTTTGCCCCTAGGATCTATTCATCGCAGTATAGAGCGGTTACAGCGAGGGACTATGAGGCAATTATACAGATGATCTATCCTAACACAGAGTCAGTCTCTGTTGTTGGTGGTGAAGAGTTAGATCCACCACAGTTTGGTAATGTCATCATTAGCATCAAACCAAAGAATGGTGACTATGTTTCTGATTTTGATAAGAATACTATCCTTGCCAAACTCAAGAACTACTCACTTTCTGGCATCAACCAACAAATCATTGACCTGAAAGTTCTTTATGTTGAGGTTGATTCTGCAGTTTACTACAACAGTTCACAGGTTACCAATGTCAATGACCTTAAGACAAAGGTTACTGACACATTGAATACTTTTGCTGTTGCAAATATCAATAAGTTTGGTGGAAGATTTAAGTATAGTAAGTTGTGTCAGACGATTGATAACACTGACAATGCGATTACTTCTAATATCACAAGAGTTGTCATTAGAAGAAATCTGAAGACATTGATTAATCAGTCTGCTCAGTATGAACTCTGCTATGGTAATGCATTCCATTACAATACTGCAGGTTATAACATCAAGAGCACTGGATTCACTCTTGCTGGAAGATCCGGAACATTCTACTTCACTGACGTCCCAGGCGAAAATGGAATGGGCGTCCTTTCAATCGTTAAAGAATCCACCACAGGTGGAAAATATATTGTAGAAGTTAAGTCTGCTGGAACGATTGATTACACCAAGGGTGAGATTATTATCAACACAATAAATATCACTTCTACTACTGCTGCGAATAACGTTGTTGAGATTCAGGCATACCCAGAATCGAATGATGTCATTGGTCTCAAGGATCTCTATTTGAGCTTCTCGGTTGCCGATAGCAAGATAAATATGATTAAGGATACTATTACTTCTGGCGAACAGATATCCGGTGTCGGATATAAGACGACTTCTAGCTACTTAAACGGAGAACTAAAGAGGGTATAAGATGATAAAAACTGGATTTGAGACGAGGGTAAAAGTTCAGCAAATTATTGAGAACCAACTACCAGAGTTTTTACGTTCCGAAAGTCCTAAAGCAGTAGATTTTTTAAAGCAATATTATATTTCTCAAGAATATCAAGGTGGTCCTGCTGATCTGGCAGATAACCTTGATCAATACTTAAGGATTGATAATCTAACTCCAGAAGTAATCACTGGATCTACTACCCTCAGTGCTGGAATCAGTTCCACCTCCGACACTGTTCAGGTATCTTCTACTAAGGGATTTCCTGCCCAGTATGGTCTCTTCCAGATTGATAGTGAAGTATTCACCTATACAGGTATCACCACAAACTCTTTCACTGGTTGTGTCAGAGGATTTAGTGGTATCACCACTTATAGATCAATCTTAAATCCAGAAGAGTTAGTATTTGTTGAATCAAACCAGGCATCGCATACTTCTGGTGCCACTGTAAAGAATCTTAGTGCACAGTTTCTCAAAGAATTTTATAAGAAACTCAAGTATACATTTACTCCTGGATTAGAGGATGTAGACTTTGTATCTGATCTTGATGTCAATAACTTCATCAAAGAATCTAGATCTTTATATGAATCAAAAGGAACTGAAGAATCTTTCAAGATTCTGTTTAATGTATTATATGGCGTAACACCAAAGGTCGTTGACCTTGAAAACTATCTCACAAAACCATCTTCTGCAGAGTATCTGAGAAGAGAGATTGTAGTTGCAGAAAGAATCTCTGGTGATCCAAGCAAGTTGATTGGTCAGACAATCAAGAAGTCTTCAGATTCTACTACACAGGGATCTGTATCTGAGGTTGAAATCTTCACCAGAGCTGGTATTAGCACTTACTATAAACTTGGTCTCTTTGTTGGATATGATGACAAGGATCTGATTGAAGGAAACTTCACGATTCAACCAAAAGCAAGTGTAATCAATCAAGTTTCTGTTGGCGCTTCAGTAATCACTGTAGACTCAACAATCGGATTTCCTGATAGTGGAACTCTGATCTCTGGCGATAATACGATCACCTACACTGGTAAGACTGTAAACCAGTTTTTGGGTTGCAGTGGTGTTGATACTGCAATTGCTGTAAAGGGTGATGTAAGAACTGATGAGGTATTCTTTGGATATGAGAATGGAGATCTGACCAAGAAGGTTGAGATTCGTCTCACTGGCGTTCTTTCAGACTTCCAACAAATCACAGATATTAAGTTATCTACTGAAGGGCAAAAGATCTACGTCAAGAATGTTGGCGAAAAAATCACCAACCCTGATGTTGATAAGACATATAAGCAACTGTTTGCAAACTCTTGGATCTATAACACCAGTTCAAGATACTTTGTAGATAATATCAGTGGATCTAACTTCACACTCAAGTCTGATATTGACAAGTCGAGTTTGAGAGTTGGTGATACTGTAGATATTTTAGTAGGATCCACAGAAACTGTTTCTCATACTGGAGCAACGGTAGCATCTATTTCTGGGAAGCAGATTACCTTAAACAATCTCATTGGTTTTACTGCAGACTCATCTTTAGATTATTCTATCAGAAGAAATTTAAAGACGGCAACAAGTTCTGGAACTCCTATTCTCTACGGTAATAATCTTTTAACCAGTGATGTTCAGAATGTCTACAACGAAAATGATCAATACTTCTATGTTGCATCAAACTCACTGCCATCATACAATATAACTCAAACGATCAAGAAAGCAGTATTGACCTCTGCTAGTGGGTCTGCTCTCCAACAATATAATGTAGATACTGAAAAGTATTCTATCATTTCATTCGATTCCAGTGTTCCATTCATTACTGGTGACGAAGTATATTACACACCAGAAACTACTGCTCTCTCAGGATTGCCCGAGGGATCATATTATGTAAAGGTCTTATCACCAAACAACAAGATCAAACTGTATCTTTCCAGATCTTTGATCGTAAGCGATATTCCTATTGAGTTTAGTTCACTGAGTTCCACAGGATCACACACCTTCACTTTAGTATCTCAGAAGGATGATGAGATCAAGCCTCAGAAGATCCTCAAGAAGTTTCCACACCAAAAGAATATCAAGATAGGGAATAAGACTGAGACTATTCCTGGATCTGTTGGTATGCTTGTCAATGGTGTTGAAATCACCAACTACAAGTCGTTAGATAAAGTTTATTATGGTCCTATTGAATCCATCGCTCTTTATAATAAGGGTAAAGAGTATGATGTGGTCAATCCACCAACAGTAGAAGTTTCTTCTGGTGCTGGGACTACTGCCTTAGTCAGACCTACTCTTAGAGGAACTCTTGAGGAAATCGTTGTCGATCCTCAAAACTTTGATCTTAAGAGAGTTGTTTCTGCCACTATTAGTGGTGGTAATGGATCTGGAACTATTTTGGAGCCTGTATTAGATGTTAGGTATCGTGAAGTTGAGTTTGATGCAAGGATATCAACCTCAGGTGGTGGAGTTGATATTGTTAATGATACCATCTCATTCACAACACCACACAACTTTACTAATGGCACTCCATTAGTATACAACAGAAATGGAAACACTGCAGTTGGTGTTGGAACATTTGGTGGCAGTAATGCCTATACTGGAAGTGATTTGAATAGTGGATCTGTATACTACATTCAGAGCGTAAACTCAACAACAGTAAAGTTGTATCCAACACTGGGCGATTATACCAGTGGAATCAATACCGTAGGATTTACCACTTCTACTGCTCAAGGTATTCATAAGTTTAGAACATTTGAATCTAAGAAAACACTCAAAAACATTAAGGTTATTCATCCTGGTTCTAACTATGAGAACAAGAGACTGATCGTAAAACCATCTGCCGTATCGGTAATTGATGATAATATTAAGTTTTCAAATCATGGATTCTCTGATGGTGATATCGTAAGATATTCCACCGATGGAACTGTTATCTCTGGTCTTTCAACAGCATCAAGTTACTATATTTTGAAGGAAGATGATAATACCTTCAGACTTGCCAATGCTGGTGTTGGAGCAACAATCAAAACTAACTATGATAGTCGTAACTATGTCAATCTGACTTCTGTTGGTAGTGGATATCAGAACTTCTACTACCCAGAGGTTCAGATTACTATCAATGCAGAGTTTGACGGTGCATCTGGAATCATAACAGCAACTCCTATTATTAGAGGAGAAATCTCAAATCTTTATCTGTATGAAGAAGGTAGTGGATACGGATCTGATGTTTTAAACTTCCACAAAAAACCAAAGATTACATTCAAGACTGGAAAAGATGCAGAGATCAAACCAATCATCTCTGGTGGGAAGATTGTTAGTATTCAGATATCAAACTCTGGATCCGAATACACATCCGCTCCTAAACTTTCTGTCGTAGGTAGTGGTATTGGTGCAAAGTTAAGAGCATCAATATCCAATGGCAAGATTTCGGAAGTTATAATTGTCAATCCAGGATCTGGATACGACTCAAACACAACCGTTGTTGTTGCGTCAAATGGAATCAATGCATATGCAGAGGCAACTGTTAGATCACTGGATGTCAATGTTTATAATAGATTTGGAAGTGAAACATTATTAGATAATCCAAAGAATAATCAAGGTTTAGAATATGGTGTTGTTGGTTATACAACACACATCGGTGCAAGTTTTTCTGATGATGGAACGCAACATTCACCTATCATTGGATGGGCTTATGATGGAAATCCAATCTATGGTCCTTATGCTTATACAGATCCAGAAGATGAAAACTCTGCCATTAAACTTCTGAAGAGTGGATATGTATTATCAACTTCGGATGTAACTGATCGCCCATCATCCTTCAGCTCAGGATTCTTTATTAATGATTACAAGTATAATGATTCTGGAGATTTGGATCAATATAATGGAAGATACTGCAGAACTCCAGAGTTTCCAAATGGAATCTATGCATACTTTGCTACTGTATCTTCAGTAACTTTAGAGTCTAGTTTCCCATATTTTGTTGGCAATACATATAGATCTCTTCCAGTAACCCAAGAAGTAGATCAGAACTTCGATTTCAATAACTCAAATCTTGTAAGAAATACTTTCCCATACAAGGTATCTGATAGATATGCTGATAACGACTTCATCAGTGAATCAAATGAGATTCTTATTCAAAGTGCATCTATTGACTCAGTAACAAAAGGATCAGTAAGTGCTCTTTCTATTAATAAGGCAGGATCTGGGTATGCTGTTGGTGATGTTGCGTCATTTGATAATGAAGGAACGAATGGTGGTGGATTGAGTGCCGATGTTAGGAGTCTGACTGGTAAGACTATAACAAATCTGCAGACCTCAGTAACAACTTATAATTCTGCAAATATTGTTTGGGAAAATGAAAATGAAGTAAGTCTTCATATCGATAAGATCAATGAAATCTTGAATGGCGATAATGTTGTTATTTCTGGTCTATCAACATATGTCAAGGGACTTAATAAGTCACATGTAGTTGGCGTTAGAACTGAAAGCGTATCGTTGATAAAAGAAGTTCCAAGCAATGCAACTGCAGGCGTTGTGACGGATATTTACCTTACAGATATCCCAAGCATTCTCTCTGTAGGGTCTTCTATAGGCATAGGAACAGAGAGATTATCGGTATTGAACATATTCCCCCAAAACAAGGTTGTAAGAGCAATCAGAGGTCTTGCAGGGTCAGCACACACTGCTTCTACAGAGGTTGTTGCATTTGATGGAAAACTGACTATATCTTTGAATACTCCATATTTTGAATCAAAACTTGATGATAAAGTTTACTTCAATCCAACTAACTCAGTTGGTATTGGAACTACTACTGGCGCTACCATATCTTCAAACTATGCAATAGGTGATGTTACAAAAACTATTTCTATTCCAACTCAGAGCATTTACTTACCAAATCACCCATTCAAGACATCACAACAGGTTGTTCTTGAAAGAGTAAATGGATCAAATGCCATCTCAGTATCCAATACTGAGAGCAGTGGAACTTTTAACATTCCATCTGGAACAGATACACAAACACTGTTTGTAATCAATAAATCTAAAGATTATATTGGTCTTACAACTCAAGTTGGATTTACAACAAACACTGGTGGATTATATTTCAGATCATTTACATCAAACGCTGATGATACGGATTATAAGTATTCGATTGAATCCAACTACACTCAAGTAACAGGAAAAGTAGAAAAAATCATATCAACGGTTTCAGTCTCAACTTCTCACCTCCTGAATGTTGGTGATAGAGTTACTCTTACGGTAAATCCAGAGCAATCTGTTGGCGTTGGGACTTCTACATCCGTCACAGTTAAATACAACACAACAAGTCAGAAGTTGATTATCGATCCAATCGGATTTACATCATCTTCTGTTGTATCCGAAACCAGCAAGTTAAATCTAAGTAATCATGGTCTTAAGACTGGAGACAAAGTATTCTACGATTCATCTAGCACTTTAATTTCTGGGTTGAGCACTGGATCATACTTTGTATACAAGCATGATGACAATAACATTTCTCTGACCAATACCCTTTATGACGCAAACTCATTCCCACCATCGATTGTAAGTTTTGGATCTACTGGAGGAACTGGTCAGGAGTTGTCTCTGATCAATCCACAAATAGAAGTTGTTAGAGACAATGACCTGGTATTTAATGTATCAGACTCTTCATTGAGTGGATATAGTCTGAAGATATTCAGAGATAGTAACTTTAATAATGAAATCGTTTCAACAGGATCAACAACCGTATTTAATGTTGTTGGATTTGGAACAGTTGGTGTTTCGACAAATGCAACGCTTACTCTGAAGCACAGCAGTGACTTACCATCAAAACTCTACTATGCATTAGAAAAGTCTGGTTATATTAGCACTTCTGATACAACTGTTAGAAACTCTTCAGAAATACTGTATATTGATAGCTCTTACAATGGATCATATTCCGTCATTTCTGCTGCATCAACTACATTTAATGTTTCACTGAAGTCTTCTCCAGAGTCCCTATCATATACACAAGATAATACTAGTGTATTAAAGTATAGCACTACATCCTTAAACGCTAGGGGTGGTGTTGATTCGATGAGAATCACATCTCAAGGATTCAACTATAAGAAACTTCCTAAGTTTATTAGTATTGCTTCAACCATAGGGGAAGATGCTGATATTATTCCTCAGTCATCAGACATTGGTAGAATCAAAGAAGTTACAATCAACGATCAAGGATTTGACTTCTCTGCTGATAAGACCCTAAATCCAGAAGTTTACATTTCACCCATCGTAAATGTAGTTGACAGAAATACTATTGATGGTATCAATATTGTTTCTGGTGGATCAAACTATACTGCAGCACCTGATTTGGTTGTAGTAAATCCAGATACTGGGACAGTTTATACCAACGGAGTTCTTGAGGCAGTTGTTTTAGGATCTTCAATCTCTGATGTTAATATTATTGAGGTTCCAAAAGGACTGAGTGATACTACAAATAAGATTTACAGTGTAAACAATACTAATGGTATTGGTATTAATAGTTGCTTTACATCATCTTCAGGAATAGTTACTTGCGTATTGACAACTCCAATCGCAGGATTCCCAGCAAATAACTTCTTAGTTGGAGATAAAATCTTTGTTGAGGGAATCAAGAAGTTTGGAACAAGTGGTGATGGTCATAACTCCACAGACCACAAGTATCAACTCTTCTCCGTAACTGCTTACAGAAACACTAATCCAGCAGAACTTGAGTATGATCTGTCTGGCATTACAACCAATCCTGGAATAGCAGTTACTGATCAAAACTCTTATGCAACTGTTATCAAAGAAGATGATTATCCAGTCATCGAAGTTACGCAGTCTCCACTAAACTTCATTATTGGTGAAAAACTGCTGGTATTAGATGGATCAGTATATGTCGAAAAAGATCTAATCGTAACAGAGAATCTGAGCGATAGCATCAAAGTTTATGGAACATATGATCTGAGTGAAGATGATGTTCTTCTTGGTATGGACTCTGGCACACTTGCAACTGTCGATACCATTGAAAATAACAGAGCAACATTTAAAGTTGATTACTCTTTAAGAAAAGACTTCAACTGGTCTAATGATATTGGAAAACTTAATGAAGATTATCAGGTAACCCCAGACAATGATTACTATCAAAATCTTTCTTACACGGTTAAGAGTCCTTTAGAGTATGAGAAGATAGTCAATCCAGTCAATAGACTCTTACACTCAACTGGTCTGAAGAACTTTGCAGACACTGAAATATCTAAGACTATTAATGTAAATCCAGGTGTTACTACTTCTGCATCAAGTTTGGCATTGATCGATATTATTGGTGAGGAAAGAGTTGATACTATCAGAAACTTTGACCTTGCGTTAGATTTTGATACTGTTGATGATAAATCAAAATATTTGAAACTGCAGAACAAAAAGTTATCAAACTACATTAAGTGTTTGAGCAACAGAGTTCTGACAGTTGATAATGTTAGGGATCAATTCTCAAGCAATCAAGGTGACAATCAACTCTTCTCTGAAATCGTAAACTATAGTATTGATGATGGATACACTAAGTTTATTGTCCAAGTCTTAGATCCAAATGGAACGGAAAGACAAGCAACTGAAGTTATCACTATTCCAACATCTTCTGGAGACATTGTAACTTTCCAGAAAGGAAACCTGTATAATACGTCAAGTGAAATAGGTGAGATTGTTGGCAATGTTTCTGATGATGGGGATCTTACCTTAAGATTCATTCCAGAAGATCAGTTTGACACTGACTATGATATTAAGATTCTGAAGAATAACTTCTCCTCCAATGTGGCTGGAGTTGGAACACAAAGTGTTGGATTCGTCAATCTCACCGGATCTAATGTATCTGTTGGATCTGGATCTACAGCAACAGTATTTACATCGACAGTCTCATCTACAGAAGCATTGTTCCTTAACATTGAAGTTAAGAATACTGCAACCAAAGACACTAACTATGTTGAGTTGTATGTTGATCAAGATGGAACAAACACATTTGTTTCTGAATACTATATTGATGATCAGTCTAACGATACATCAACAAATCTTATTGGATCATTTGATGCTGATATCACATCAGGGTCTCTTGTAGTTAAGTATACAAACGACGAGTCGGATTCGGTATTCTTAAGATCTAAAGTAGTTGGATTTGGAACAACTGCCGTTGGTATCGGAACCTATAGATTTAAGTCTACAGGTCAACCAGATGGATCTGAAAGAACTGCAAGATTACAGTCTAACTTCACAAATGCTGTCGGAGTATCTACCGTATTCTCAGTATCCAAGAGTGATGTCACAACTATCAAATCCATTGCAAAAGTTGGTTTTGGAAATACTACAGCATTGCATCAATTCTTGGTCATCCATGACGATACTGACTCATATGTAACACAATACCCATTCTTGACAAATGGATCTCAGACTGGCATTGGAACATTCGGTTCTGAAATCAGTGGATCTAACCTTCTCGTTAAATTCTATCCAGATGCATCTGTAACGGATGAGATTCAGATTCAAACTTACAGTGAGTTGGTTCAGACTGAAAGAGATCTGGTAAATACTCCACTCAATCTGATTTATGGAACGATATCTGAGTCGGTATCAATCTCAGCATACAATGCTATCAATGGATCAAGAATCAATAAGACAAACTTTGATCTTAATCACAATGGCAACCCAATCTTCGAAAAGACATTTGATCCTACTGATACAAGTGTTTTAACACCTGGAACTGGGGTATTCACGGTTCAAGATCACTATTTCAGCACTGGTGAAAAACTGATTTATGCCTTTGGATCTTCATTCGATGGAGTTTCATCATCTACTATTGAGTCTGGTGGATCTGGAATTTCCACTGAAGTATATGCCATTAGAATAAATGATGATCAGTTTAAACTGGCAACGACCAGAGCAAATGCTATTGCTGGAACTGCAATAACATTCAGCTCTGTTGGAACTGGAAATGCTCACACACTTGAAATGGATAAGAAGATGGAGAAATCCATCGTAACCGTTGATGGTGTTGTTCAGAGTCCAATAGCGTTTACACCAGTAAGTCATAACCTTGCTTTTAATGGTGGAACCGTTTCTGCCGCATCAACATTCTTCACTCTCTCTGGAATATCTTCTATTCTTCCAGGAGATATCCTTAAGATAGAAAATGAGTATGTAAGAGTTGATTCTGTAGGATTAGGAACGACTACTATCGGTCCTATCACAGGTATTGGAACCTTTAATCTTATTGAGTCTACAAGAGGATTTGTAGGATCTTCGGCAACATCACATACCGATGGTGTTGAAGCAAGAGTTTATCTTGGAGGATTCAATATCGCAGGTAATCAGATTCACTTTACAGAAGCACCACTCGGAAACAATGTGAGCACTGTAGATTCTGGCAATCTCCCATTTGCTAGATCATCATTTAATGCAAGAGTATACCTGAGAGATGATTACAGTGGAAACAAAATTTTCGATAATATTTCCAAGTCATTCACTGGTATAGGTCAAACATATAGATTAAATGTTGGCGGAGCAAATACAACTGGTATTGAGACTGGAAGTGGTATTCTGTTTATCAACGATATCTTCCAAACACCAACAACAGACAACAATGTTGGCAACAACTATAGTTTTGCTGAAAGTGGTGGTGGATCAAATGTCATATTTACAGGAGTTACAACAACTGGTGGTATTCTGAAGTCAACTTATGATGTTAATCAAAATCAGTTACCAAGAGGCGGAGTTATCGTTTCTCTTGGATCAACACCTGGTCTTGGATATGCACCTCTTGTTGGAGCATCTGTAACTGCTGTTGTTGGGGCAGGTGGATCTATTGTTTCCATTGGTCTTGGATCTACGGATATTGTTGGATCTGGATATAATGGAATCGTTTCTATTGGTGTAACAGTATTTGAAAGTGGTCACGTTGGAGATGTTGCTTCTATTACAGCAACTGTTGGTGCTGGTGGAACTTTGTCATTCGCCGTTGGCGCTGGTGGAACTGGATATACCAATCCTTCTATTCTCGTATCAGAACCATCTTATGAAAATCTTGAGGTTGTAGGTGTTTCTAGAGTTGGATTTGGAGCAACAACGGATACTGGATCCAATCTCTTAGTTTCTCTTGAGGTTGGAGCAGCATCAACTTCTGTTGGTATTGGATCTACACTGTTTGAAGTCAAGTCATTCAAGATTTCTAGACCTGGATATGGATTTAGAAATGGTGATGTAGTTACTGTTGTTGGTCTGGTTACAGATAGAAATCTTTCTTCTCCTGTCAGTCAGTTTGAACTAACAGTTTTAGATACATTCTCAGATTCCTTCTCTGCTTGGCAGTTTGGAGAACTTGACTTCATCGATCCTATCGACTCCCTTCAGAATGGCGTAAAGACTAGATTCCCACTTTACTACAATGGTGAGTTGTTAAGTTTTGAAATTGATGAAAATGATTCAAGATCTTCTAAGATTGATCTGAATAGTGTTCTGCTGATCTTTATCAACGGTGTCATTCAAGAACCAGGTTCAAGTTACAGATTTGAAGGTGGAACTTCTATCACATTCACTGAAGCACCTGATGAAGGTGATAATATTGATATCTTCTTCTATAGAGGAACTAGAGGAACTGATAGTCTTAACGTAGATGTAAATGAACTTGTAAAATCTGGCGATACATTGAGAGTTCGCAAGAACAACTCCATTGATGATACCGTATCTCAGACATCAAGATTGGTGTATAGCGTTAATTCTTCTGACTTGGTTGAGACCAATATCTATTCCGGTCTCGGAATAGACGAAAATAACTACAAACCAGTAGATTGGTCCAAGCAAAAGAGAGATGTCAGAATCAGTGGAGATGATGTTTATAAGTCTAGAGATTCTATTGAGTCTCAAGTCTATCCAACTGCAAAGATTATTGGTGATCTGAGCTCTTCAGATACTGAAATATTTGTTGATGATGCCCAATTCTTCAACTACGAAGAAAATGAGTCTTCTATTGTTATCGCAGATGTTGATGCTCTTATTGTTACTGGTGGAGATCCTGTAGCAGCAGCAATAACTGCTGTTGTTTCTGCAGCAGGAACCATCTCTTCACTGTCTATCGTAAGTGGTGGATCTGGATATGTTGGAGCATCTACCTCCATTTCAATCGCTGCACCTAAGTCGATCGGTGTTGGTGTTGGAACAACCGCAACCGCAACTGCTTCAATAACCAGTGGAATCATAACTTCACTTACAATCACGAATCCAGGTCTTGGGTATACAACATCCAATCCACCTACGGTTCTTGCACCAACTGCTAATGTAACTTATGAGAACATTCTCAGCATTGATACGGTCCAAGGATCTTCTGGAATCATCACTGGTATCACAACAGTTGCTGGAATCGGAACAGATCTTGCTCTCAAGTTCTTCTTGAATGCATCATCATTCACTGGTCTCAGCACTGGATATCCAATCTACATTTTCAATACTCCTATTGGATCTGGTGTAACTTCAATCGACAGTCATGATACTTCAGTTGTTGGTGTTGGAACCACTTTCCTGGATAATGTTTATGTTGTTAATGGTTTGAATACTCCAGGTGGATCTAATGCGGACATCACTGTCAACATTCTTTCATCAACAGATGTTACTGGATTGGCAATAACTGGATTTACAACCAGCCCTGTTGGAAGATTCTCTTGGGGTAGATTGTCTGGTTTCACTAGATCATCATCACCAATCTCAATCGGTGTAACAGGATTAACAGTTGACTCTGGATTGACTACTTTCCCAACGATTCAGAGAAGAGGATATGGATTGAGAGATACTGGTGGTCTTAGAAAGGATCTAGGATAGTTATAAATATAGAAAAAAGCTATTAATATGGCGGCAATTGTAACAGATCAGTTTAGAATATTAAACGCTGGTAACTTTGTAGATTCTGTCAGTGACAGTTCTAACTCTTACTATGTTTTTGTCGGACTGGCAAATCCTGCTGCTTCTGGATACGGAAGAGACTCCGATTGGGATACTGATACTCCAAACCCTACTGATAACTTTGATTATACCAACTTTGTTGGTGATAGTGCAATGTATGGTAAGAGAGTAACCTCAACAAATGTGAGGAGACTTGCCAGGAGGATTGACTGGACCAGGGGAACAAAATATGAAATGTATCGTCATGACTATAGTCTGGCGAATTTGTCTCCAGTCACAAAGTCCTCTAGACTTTATGACTCAAACTACTATGTTATTAATAGTGAGTATAAAGTTTATATTTGTATTGATAATGGATCTTCAGGAATCAATACGACTGGAAATGCTTCTTTAGATGAACCAACGTTTACTGACTTGGAACCATCTGCAGCGGGAGTTAGTGGAGATGGGTATATTTGGAAATATTTGTTTACCGTTTCGCCAAGTGATATTATCAAGTTTGATTCCACAGAGTATATTTCGTTACCAAGTGATTGGTCAACATCAACAAACTCTCAGATAAGTGCAGTCAGAACAAATGCAGATTCTGATGTAAATGAAAATCAGATAAAGAAGATTTATATTCATACTCGTGGCGCTGGATATTCTCAAGGATCCCATGAACTGAATGTTATTGGTGATGGATCTGGGGCAAAAGTTGTTGTCGAAGTTAATAGTACTGGAAACATAACCAATGCCGTCGTCTCTTCTGGTGGTAAGGGATATACCTATGGTATGGTTGATCTTGGGTCAATCAATGCTAGTTCTTCAACAAAAGCAAAACTGATTCCCATTATCCCACCATCTAGGGGTCATGGATATGACATCTATAAAGAGTTGGGTGCTGATAAAGTATTGATCTATGCAAGATTTGATGACTCTACAAGAGACTTCCCAATCGATACATCATTTGCTCAGATTGGTATTGTAAAAGATCCAACAGCAAATGGATCTACTTCAAAATACACTGAAAATCAGTTTTCTTCGTTAAATGCTCTTAAGTTTTCATCAACATCTGGATCTATTGCCATTGGTGATAAGATCAATCAAACAGTCACAGGTGGAATCGCAAAAGGATTCGTAGCATCCTATGATAGTGAAACAAAGGTTTTAAAATATTTTACAGATAGATCTTTATTCTTGAACCAATCAACATACGATAATGTTGATTATGTTGGCGTTTCTACAGAATCTAAGGTTTTAGATTTTGAATCAACTGCAAATGCAGTCACTACAACTGGTGGTTTCTCTGGATCAATTGACACTGGATTTACTGGTATTACAACCAATCCTACTGGATCAAAGTTGATCTCATTGGGAACCCAGTTTACAAATGGACTTTCTTCACCTGAGATAAATAAAGGGACGGGAGATGTCATCTATCTTGATAATCGCCCCTTGATTACAAGAAATTCTAGACAAAAAGAAGACGTTAAAATTATCCTGGAATTTTAAAAAATGCCACAAAAAACGAACCTCAATATAAGCCCCTATTATGACGACTTTGATAAGGACAATAACTTCTATAGGGTCTTATTTAAACCAGGATATCCAATCCAAGCTAGGGAGTTAACGACTTTACAGTCAATCCTACAGAATCAGGTAGAATCATTCGGTAGTCACGTTTTCAAAGAAGGATCAATGGTGATCCCTGGAAACGTTAGTTATGATCCCGAATACTATTCCGTAAGAATAAATCAAGATCACCTTGGTATTGATGTTGAAGTATATGCTTCTAGTTTGGTTGGAAAGAGACTTAGAGGTGAGTCATCAGATATTGTAGCAATAGTAGACAAATACCTGCCAGTTTCTGATGTAGATGGCATTACCGACTTAACACTCTTTGTAAAGTATCTTAAGTCAGGAACAAACAATGATGTAGAGTATTTTGAAGATGGTGAAGTTCTTATTACCGAAAATGCTTTTACATACGGCAATACAACAGTAAATGAAGGTGAGAGTGTAGCAACTCTTGTAGCAGATTCTGCTTCTGCTCGCGGCACTGCAGTTTCTATCGGAGCAGGTGTCTATTTTATCAGAGGAACATTTGTCGATGTTGCTTCTGACAAAATAGTTCTTGATGCATATACTGCAAATCCTTCCTACAGAGTTGGTCTTACCATTGTAGAAGAACTGGTAACTGCAAAAGACGATCCTTCTCTTTATGATAACGCTAAAGGATATTCAAACTATGCTGCTCCAGGAGCAGATAGACTTAAGATCTCTACAGTTTTATCAAAAAAATCACTAACAGATTATAATGATAAAACATTTGTAGAGTTAGTTAGAGTTGATGGTGGAGAACTCAAAAAGTTACAGAATAGGTCAGAATATAGCGTCATTAGAGACTACTTTGCAAAGAGAACTTACGAAGAGTCTGGTGACTATTCTGTAGGTAGATTTAATGTTGAAGTAAAGGAATCTTTAAATGATGGTCTTTCTAATGAAGGCGTCTATACATCTTCACAAAAGACTGATCAAGGTAATACACCATCAGATGATCTTGTCTCCGTAAAGGTATCTCCTGGCAAAGCATATGTCAGAGGATATGATATTGAGTCTTCTGCTACAACTATTCTTGATGTAGAAAAACCAAGGGATAAGCAGTCAGTATCTCAATCTTTAGTTCCATTTGAGTTTGGAACTCTTTTGAGAGTAAATAATGTTGCTGGAACTCCATTCCTTGGTGTAAACAATAACTCAAATACTGTAAAACTCCAAAGCAGAAGAAAGTCATCTACTGTTACGTCATCTGCTGATGGTATTGAAATTGGTGAAGCAAGAGTTTACTCTTACAGTTTGACTGATGCTGCATATACTGATAATAGCACCGAATGGGATTTGTATCTCTTCGATGTTCAAACATATACCAAGTTAACTCTTAATGAGTCTTTATCATCTGGTCAGTGCCCTGCTACATCGTATGTCAGAGGTGTAAGTAGTGGTGCATCTGGTTACGTCACTACTGCTGCTTCTGGGGCAGAAATAACTCTTACACAAACATCGGGAACTTTCATTGCTGGTGAGAGTCTTCTGATCAATGAAACCACAGAGTATTCAAGATCGGTCAAGTCTATTAAGGTTTATGGTATTCAGGATGTAAAATCTGTCTATCAAGACTCTACAGCAATCACTGCAGAGTTAAAAGTTGATTTTAGTGGTGATACAGTTCTTCAAAGATCTCTTCCAAAGACTTTTGGTATTACTGACACCATCAGAATCACAAGTGGTGGTAATGTAACTTCACCTGGCAACTCTTTCGCTGGCATCAAGACTGATAGCATCATTAGATACCAGATTTCTGGTCTTAGCACTGAAACATTCAACAGAGTTTCTGCCGTTGCTGCTGATGGGACATCAATGACTGTAGTATCAGTTGCTGATATTTCGGATGTTTGTAGTGGTTCTCTCCCAGGAGGAACTGAAACTGTTACCTTCTCGCTTGCTAATCCAATTGTAAGAGAGAAAGGTGGTCTTTATGCTAAGATTGATTCCGATAATGTAGCATCAGTAAATCTTGCAGATTCAAATCTCATTGTATCAAAACAGATTAGAGAAGAATCAACAGATGCTACAGGATCATTAACAATCCCGATTTCATCAACTGGTATAACGAGTGCGTTCTTCGAAGCATTTGATTCTGAAAGATATAGTGTTCACTATTCCAACGGTCAAGTAGAAGATCTTACTTCAGATCAGTTTACATTAGCAACTGGTGGATCATCTATTACAATTACTGGTCTCACTGCATCTCAGTCTAATAACGTTACTGTTAATACAACAGTTAAGAAGAACGATATTAGAAATAAGAAAAAAGAATATCAGAGAAGTCAGAAAGTAACTGTAGCAAAGACATCTGCAGGAATCTCAACTGCTATCACTGGGTTATCACCCAACTCATTCTATGGATTGAGAGTTGAAGATAAAGAAATCTCTCTGAATCTTCCAGATGTTGTTAAAGTTGTTGCCGTATATGAATCATATAATACAAGCGCACCAGTATTAGACTCTGCAGAGTTCCCAGCTGGTTTAGGTCTGGATACCAACTCCATTCTTGGTGAAAGAATAGTTGGTAAGACTAATGGAGCGATTGCTCAGGTAGTAACAAGATCTTCAGCAACTAAAGTTGAGTTTGTATACCTAAACTCAAATAGATTCTCAGTTGGAGAAATCGTAGAGTTTGAAGAGTCTAATATAGTTTCCACTATTCAGGTATTGAATCTTGGTAACTATCAAGATATTACCAATAAGTTCTATCTCGATAAAGGTCACAGAGAGCAATATTACGATTACTCAAGAATCGTAAGAAAGAATGATGGATATATTCCAACATATCAACTCTTAATCATATTCGACTATTATGATGTACCTGCGAGTGACATTGGTGATGTATATACAGTAAACTCATATGATGATGAAAGATTTGCAAAAGATATGCCAATCTTACCAACTGGCGTAAGATCTTCTGACACTCTAGACTTTAGACCAAGAGTTTCATCCTTCTCATCAACAACAAGTTCACCATTTGCTTTTGCAAGTAGAACGTTTGCAACCACCGGAACTAATCCAACTCTGGTTGTAACTCCTAGCGAAAGTTCTCTTATTGGATATGATTTCTACTTACCAAGAGTTGACAAAGTTGTTCTCGATAAGTCAGGAAACTTTAGTGTAATAAAAGGCGTTTCTTCAACTAATCCAAAGGCACCTTTGAATGTTGAAGAGGCAATGGATATTGCAACTATCAAATATCCAGCATATCTCTACAACCCAGATGATGCAGTAATCACTCTGGTTGATAATAGAAGATATACTATGAGAGATATTGGTAAGATTGATGATAGAGTTACCAATCTGGAAACTTTAACATCACTCTCCTTGTTAGAACTTGATACCAAGTCTTTCCAAGTAAGAGATATTGATGGGTTCGACAGATTTAAGTCTGGTTTCTTTGTAGATGACTTTAAAGATACTCAGAGACTTGATAAAGATTTATCGAGCACTAACATTGATGTAGAAAATGGTGAGTTATTGACTCCTATTGACTTCTACTCCATAAAACCAGAGATATCTTTAAATACTTCTCTCAATCCAGATACTGCAGACTTCAGTTCAAACTTGAGTCTTCTTGATTCAAATGTCCAGAAGACTGGAGACTTGATTACTCTCAAGTATGTGGAGAAAGATTGGATTGAGCAACCTCTTGCATCAAGAGTAGAGAATGTCAATCCTTTCAACATGATTGAATTCAATGGAAGAATTGAGTTGTCCCCAGCATCTGATAACTGGGTCAGAAACGTTTACGTTGATGGTGGCACAAGAACGATCACCGGTGATTTCAATGGATCATACATTGAAACCATCAAGATCTCAAGTAATCCTGATACACATATTCGCTCCAGAAACGTAGCATTTGCTGCTGGTGGTCTCAAGCCACTGACCAGATACTATCCATTCTTTGATGGGTCTAGTGGTCTTGATATTATTCCAAAACTGATCGAAATCACAATGACTTCGGGGTCATTCCAAGTCGGTGAAACTGTTAAAGGATTCATTGGTGGCAATAATCTCTTCTCAGCAAGAGTTGTTCAACCAAACCATAAGACTGGAACATATAATAATCCAACAACAACTTTATCACTCAATCCTTATAATAGAGGAACTAACTTACCAACAACATATTCAGCATCATCGACCGTTTTGAATATTGATGCTCAAGCATTATCTGATGAAGTATTAGGTAAGTATAGTGGATATATTACCACTGGAATGGTTCTTCTCGGTGAAACTAGTGGTGCTCAAGCATCTGTTTCAAATATTAGACTTGTTACCGATACTTTCGGTGATCTTGGTGGAGCATTCTTCTTCAGAAATCCACTCGCATCACCACTGCCTCCTCTTAGATTTACAACTGGTTCCAAGACATTCAAGTTGACTTCAAGTTCAACAAATGCCGAACCTCTGCCTGGAAGTCTCTTGATTAGTAGTGGAGAAACCACTTATAGTTCTAGTGGAATTGTAGATACTTACAGACAGACTAGAGTTGTTGTTAGAAGACCACCCCCACCACCACCAGCACCACCTGCAAACAGAGGCGGTGGTAAAGATCCACTGGCACAGACATTTACTGTCGATGAAACTGGTGCATTCTTAACTTCTGTCGATCTCTTCTTCGGAAGCAAGGATGAAAATGAGAAAGTAACTGTTGAAGTTAGAACAGTAGAGTTAGGAACTCCAACTGATCAACTCGTTGAAGATTATGCAAGGGTTACGCTCGACCCATCTCAGGTCAATACCTCAACCGATGGTTCTGTTGCTACTAAGGTAACCTTCCCATCACCAATTTACTTGCAACCCGACACAGAATATGCGATTGTTATTCTTTCACCATATTCTGATAACTATGAGGCATGGATTGCCAGAATGGGTGAGAGAACGGTAAATACGACAACTTTACCTGATGCAGAAAGCGTTATTGTAACCAAGCAATATGTTGGTGGAAGTCTCTTCAAGTCACAAAACGGCACTATTTGGACTCCTAACCAGTTTGAAGATCTGAAGTTTAAGCTTTACAAAGCAAACTTCACAAGCAATTCTGGAACTGCATACTTCTACAATCCAACTCTTGATACTAATGATGATTCATCAAATCTCATTAGCAATGCAATCAGAACTCTTCCAAGAAAGTTAAAAGTTGGTATCACAACAACATCCGCTCTCGATTCTACATTAGTAATCGGAAGAAAAGTTAGTGATACAACTGCTGCAGGTGGTCCTCATGGATACATTGAGCAAGTTGGTGGAAGATTAAATACCGTAACTTCTTCCAGAGTTGGTGCTGGATATAGTAACGGAACTTTTGCAGGAGTTCCACTCTACTCTATCACTGGATCTGGAACTGGAGCAGAGGCAACTTTAGTCTTTTCTTCTGGCGAACTTTCTAGTATTTCAGCAATAACAAATACTGGTAATGGATATGTAGTGGGAGATTTACTCGGAATCACTACAAGTAGTGTTGTTAAAGGAACTGGCGCTGAGATTTCTGTAACGACTTTGAATGGTTTCGATACCTTGTATCTAACAAATGTTCAAGGTGAAGAGTTGACCTCTGGTCAAGATCTGGTCGTCTATAGCAATGGAACTGCAGTTTCCTTCGCTAACACGGATATTACATCTTCAACTACTGTAAGTTCTCTGTATGATGGAAGAGTTATTGAAGTAACTCAATATAACCATGGAATGCACGCTGATAACAACGTTATCACTCTTGCAAATATTGATCCAAACACTTCACCATCTTCACTGGATGCTGCTCTTGGAATAAACGACACTACAATTTCAGTCGCAAATACCTCACTGTTTGCAACATTCGAAGGTATCTCCACATCAACTGGATACCTCAAGGTTAATAATGAGATTATATTCTACAGCGGAATCACTCCTGGAAGTGGTGGCGCTGGAACTCTTGGAATAGGAACAAGAGGAGTTGACAGTTCTCTCATTAGAGCTCATAATATCAACGATAAGGTTTATCCTTATGAACTGAATGGTGTTTCTCTTACCAAGATTAACACTAACCACAGTCTGCCAACAGACGCTACTCTGAAGGCAGAGGCAGATCTTGACAAGTATTACATTCAAATAAACAGAGGATCCAGAGCTTCTGGTGATGCTCAACTGAGTTTCACTTCAGAAAACTCTGTTGGTGGTGAGAATATTTCTGCTTCTAGAAACATTCAATATAACACAGTATTGCCTCAGTTTAATGTAATAACTCCTGGTGAAACAACTACAGTTTCGGCACAGATCAGATCTGTTTCTGGAACCAGCGCAGGTGGATCTGAAGTTTCATTCATTGATCAAGGATTTGAATCTGTAGAGATTAATCAACAAAATGTTCTTTCTTCAACAAGACTTGTTGCTTCTGAAAGAAATGAAACTACAAGACTCACCGATCTCCCAAGAAACAAATCATTCACTGTTGGAATCAATATGAGTTCTAATGACTCTAACTTATCACCAGTGATTGATACTCAGAATTCTGCCGTTGTTTTTGGAAGAAATAGACTTAACTCACCTGTTGGCGATTATGTTTCTAATGGTGATGTTAAGTTGGTTGAGGGTGATCCACACACTGCGGTTTATGTCTCTAACCAGATATCTCTGAGTCAACCAGCAACATCACTCAAAGTGTTGCTCGGTGCTTATAGACATTCATCTGCTGATTTCAGAGTTCTTTATCAACTCTTTAGAGCAGATTCGAGCGATGTTGAACAATCATTTGAGTTGTTCCCTGGTTATGATAACCTCCGCGATACTGATGGTGATGGATTTGGTGATACTATCATCGATTCTACAAAGAATAGTGGTAGATCGGATGCATTTGTCCCATCAAGCAAAGATGACCAATTCCTTGAATATCAATTTAGTGTTGATGATCTGGAGCAGTTTACTGGATTCAGAATCAAGATTGTCATGAGTGGATCCAATGAAGCTCATGCTCCAAGATTTAGAGATCTGAGGGTAATCGCATTAGCATGATAAGAGTTGAAGGTCAAAAGCACCTGTTTCGTGAAGATTCGGGTGCTATCGTTAATACTGATACAAACGGTTACACTCAATATGTTAAACTGAGAAACGAGAGGCAAAAGCAAAGAGAAGAAATAGAAGGTCTAAAAAACGATATTAGTGAAATCAAATCCCTACTTATGGAGATCATCAATGGACCCAGACAAAATTCAACTAGAGTCGATGAACAAAATGTTTGAGTATGAAAAATACTCAAGACTTATTGATGAATTAGATGTTGAAGAATTAAAAAACTTTGCCAAGTCTTATTTTAAACTCTATCTCAAACAACAAGAAGTGATTAAAAACTTTGCTATCTCAGGTTTAGCATAAATAGTTTCAAAGACCTTACTATAAGATGGCAGTATACGTTAGTAATATTGTTATTAATACTGGAACTACTTTCGCTCAGACATTTACATTGGAAAATGTAAATACAAATTCAGTTGTAGACTTGACCAACTACACGATCAAGTCTGAAATGAGAAAGCATCCAGGAAGCACCACTGGCGTAACTACTTTTACTAGCAGCATTGCTTCAGCAGCTGGTGGTCAAATACAAATTGGGTTATCAACCACTCAAACTGCCGCTTTAAAACCAGGTCGCTACGTGTATGATGTACTATTGACCGACAACTCTGGAACAAGAGATAGAGTTGTTGAAGGGATGGTAATCGTAAGTCAAGGAGCAACTCGCTAATGGCAAACATTAGAGTAAGAGTAGGTCAAAGACAAGGTGTAAAGATCATAGCATCAAACAAAGCTGCCGCCAATTCCATTGGAGGAGCTTCTGATGTTGATGTTAGTGCTAGAGGCAATTATACAGTATTAATGTATGATACTACTAGCAACACATATATTCATGTTCCTGCATCACAAGTCGTTGATATGGCTGATGGTGTAGACGACGATGCCTTTGATGGAGGGACCTTCTAAAGGTAAGGTCTAAAACAACTAAATAAGTATAAAAGGAAAAGTAGTTAGAAATGGCGACTCCTGTATTACAGTTTAAAAGAGGTGCCTTTAGTAATCTGCCAGCGTTGAAAGCAGGTGAGCCTGGTTTTACGACTGACAAATTTGACTTATTTATTGGATTAGATAGCGTATTAGCAAACAATAAGTTTGTTGGTTCACACAGATATTGGACGCAAGAGACTGCTTCCTCTGGTAGTGGTGTTAACCTGGTAGAGAACACCAGCGGAACAGACTTTATAACACTTGCTGCTCCCTCGTCTCTATCTGGTGTAACTACATACACTTTCCCCGGAACTCCGACTGATGGAGGTTTCTTAAAAACTAACTCAACAGGTGGTCTGAGTTGGTCTACAGCAATCACTGGAGCATCACTTACCGATACTGTCTTAAGTGGTGTTACAACGATTGCTAACACCAATCTTGATGTCAATGCTGCTGCTGTTGATTTTTCTGGTATTGTTACCTTTAGCAATACCACACAATCAACTAATAAAGATACTGGTGCCGTTGTAGTAGAAGGTGGCGTCGGTATTGAGAAGAACCTGAGTGTCGGTGGAGCAACCACCATCACAGGAAATCTTTTTGTTGGTGGAGAATCTGAGTTTATTGGTGTTGTAACCTTTAGAGGTGGCACTATTAATCTTGGTGACTCTGACACTGATGATGTTGTCATCGGTGGTGAGTTTGCATCAAACTTAGTTCCAACAACTAATGATGCATTTGATCTTGGTGCTGCTGGTAAAGCATGGAGACACGCAAACTTTGCTGGCGTAGGCACGTTTTCAACTGGCGCTGTTGCTGATGCTATCCAGATTGGAATCACTGGCGCATCAGAGATTGATACTTCATCTGGAAATCTTACCCTCGATTCCGCTGCTGGAACAGTTATTGTTGATGACCAGTTAAGCGTAACAGGTGTTTCAACCTTCACTGGCGTCATTGATGCCAATGGCGGTGCTACGATTGATAATATTCAAATCGGTATAACCGATAACAATGAAATCGATACTTCAACGGGTGGTCTTACCCTTGATTCTTCAAGTGGTCAAACTACTATTGATGACAACCTGAGTGTTACTGGAGTATCAACATTTACTGGTGCTACAACCTTTACTGGCGCTATTGATGCTAATGGCAGCGCAACGATTGATAACATTCAGATTGGCGTAAGCGATGATAATGAGATTGACACCTCAAGTGGCGGTCTTACATTAGATTCCGCAAGTGGTCAGACCACAATTGATGACAATCTGAGTGTTACTGGAGTATCAACGTTTACTGGTAATGTAACTGCCAATGGTGACATAACAGTTACAACAGGAAATACGTTAACTGTTTCCGATTTAACTCAGTTTGATGTCCTTGTTGCTGGTGCTTCTGGAGCAGTTAATGATAGTGGTGGAGCACTGACATTCAATAGTAATGTACTGACTGTTAATAATACGATTGATGTTACATCGATTGAAGTAACAAACGTCAAAGCAAAAGATGGAACGACTTCCATCACGATTACAGACTCAAATGGTCACGTTGGCGTCGCTAGTGACCTTACTGTTAGTGGTAAGTTAATCGTTCTTGGATCACAAACAGAAGTCAATACAGAAACTCTTCTGGTTGAAGATAGTCTGATTGAAATTGGTCTTGTTAACAGTGGTGGTAGTCTTGTTGCTCCTTCATCTGACGCAAACATTGATGTTGGTGTCGTATTCCACTACTTTGATACTGCCGCTAGAAAAGCATCTGTTTTCTGGGATGATTCTGCCGCAAGGGTTGCATTCGCATCTTCTGTAACAGAATCTTCAAGCGTATTTACTCAGATTGCATACGCTGAAGTTGAATTTGGAAAACTGTTTATTAATGATGGTGGTGGAAGCCCAATGGGAGCAGGAACAACGGTTCTCTTCCATGACGCTAGCAGATCATCCATCGTATTAGAAAATACCCTCATTGATTGTGGGTCATTCTGATAAATAACAAATAACTTATAAATATGGGTAGGAGCAATCCTACCCATTTTAGTATCTTGACATGACTGAAAACGATTATAAAAACTTTATTGGAGTATACCAACAAAAATCATACGATTTGTTTAATCAGAATATTGCTCTTGAAGCAAAGGTGATAAGTTCAAATCAAATGATTGAAGCATTGACTAAAAAGATCAATGAGCAGAATGATGAGATTGAAAAGTTAAAAGCAAAAAATACCAGAAAAACTACAAAAACAGATAATTCATCTTCTGAGGAATTCTAATGGCAAAACCATCAACACGCCAAGAACTAATTGATTACTGTCTTAGGCGGTTAGGTGCTCCAGTATTGGAAATTAACGTAGATGACGACCAGATTGATGATTTGGTCGATGATGCTCTTCAGTATTTCCAAGAAAGACACTTTGATGGTGTCGAAAGAATGTATCTGAAATATCAGATCACACAATCGGATCTTGATAGAGGTAGAGCGAAAAATATCAACGGGGTTGGTATCGTAACAACCAGCGCAACTTCCACATCAATCGCTGGATATGGAACAACAACCTCAAACTTCTACGAAACATCAAACTTTATCCAAATACCAGATTCTGTAATCGGTATTGAGAAGATTTTTAGATTTGACACCAGCGCAATATCTGGTGGAATGTTTAGTATCAAATATCAGTTGTTTTTGAATGATCTATACAACTTCAACTCGGTTGAATTGTTACAATATGCGATGGTCAAGTCATATCTTGAAGATATTGACTTCCTTTTAACGACAGATAAGCAGATAAGATTTAATAAGAGACAAAATAGACTGTATCTTGACATTGATTGGAAATCACAATCTGTTGGCGATTTCTTAGTGATTGATTGCTACAGAATCTTAAATCCATCAGACTATACAGCAGTCTACAATGACAGTTTTGTCAAGAAGTATTTGACTGCATTGATCAAGCGTCAGTGGGGTCAAAACTTAATCAAGTTTAGGGGTGTTAAACTTCCTGGTGGAATTGAGTTGAATGGTAGAGAGATTTTTGAAGACGCTGAAAGAGAGATAGAACAGATAAGATCAAGAATGGCAATGGATTATGAACTTCCTCCCTACGACTTTATTGGATAATGGCATTAAATCCCTTCTTTCTTCAAGGTTCTTACGGAGAACAAAGATTAGTTCAAGAGTTGATCAATGAACAACTCAAGATCTATGGTGTAGAGGTAACTTACATTCCAAGAAAGTTTGTAAGAAAGCAAACGATTATTGAGGAGATTCAATCATCAACGTTTGATGATAACTTCTTGCTTGAAGCATATATTAATAACTTTGATGGATACAGTGGTGCTGGCGATATAATGACAAAGTTTGGTGTAAGTATTAGAGATGAGTTATCTTTGACTATTTCGAAAGAAAGATTCGAAGACTTTATCTCAGTTTTTCTTGAGGATATGGATGATGAAGAAATCACAGTATCTTCAAGACCTAGAGAAGGAGATTTGATTTATTTCCCACTCGGTCAAAGAATATTTGAGGTTAAGTTTGTAGAGCATGAGCAACCTTTCTATCAGTTAGGTAAAAACTATGTCTATGAACTGAAATGTGAACTCTTCGAATACGAAGATGAAGTTATTGATACTACGGTCGATGAAATCAGTGAAGTATTAGATCAAACTGGATATATTATTGATCTCAGACTTTTCTCAGGTGGATCTAATGCAAATGCTTCAGTAAGCATTGGTAGTAGTTACGTGAGACAAATTTTCCTAAATGATGATGGATCCGGATATACTAGCACTCCTACGGTTACGTTCTCATCTCCACCAACGGGATTCACAACTGCAACAGCAGTTGCTATTACTACAACAAGAAATAGTATAACATCCGTTAAGGAGATATTATTGACAAATGCTGGATCTGGTTATACAGTTGCCCCAACTATTTCTATTACAGGTGGTGGTGGAAGTGGTGCTGCAGCAACTTGTTCTATCAATACAACATCAAATGGTATAGTTTCTGTCAATATTACCGGTGGTGGATCGGGATATGCTGTTGCCCCAACAGTGACTATTTCTGGACCTGGTGCTGGAACAACAGCAACAGCAACCTCAGTAGTAGGATCTGCAGGAACTGTAACTTCAATCAGAATTACAAATCCTGGAGATGGTTATACGACTACACCATCATTGACAGTTGGTGCAGCATCCACAACTGGTATTGGGACCTTCTGGAAAAATGAAGTCATTACAGGGGGAACTTCTGGAGCAACTGCAAGGGTTAAGAGGTGGACTAGTAGCACCAATATTCTTCAGGTTGGTATCTCTTCTGGAACTTTCTATCCTGGGGAAATCATTACAGGTGCAAAATCTGGCGCTAGTTATGTGGTGAGAGTATCAGCAGCTAACACAACTGTCGATAAATATAGTCAAAATGATCAACTTGAGTTCGAAGCAGACAATATACTCGACTTCACAGAATCAAATCCTTTCGGTAACTATTAATGTTAGGAACTTACCACTACCACGAAATCATTAGAAAGACTATCATTGCCTTTGGCACGCTTTTTAATGATATTCATATTCAACACAAAGATGAAACCAAAGTCATTAGTGACATGAGAGTTCCATTGGCATATGGACCTACTCAAAAGTTTCTAGCAAGACTTGAGCAGCAAGCAGATTTGAACAAACCGATTCAAATCACATTGCCAAGAATGTCATTTGAGATGACATCTATTGACTATGATGCCACAAGAAAGACTGGTGTTACTCAGACTTTCAGAGCAGTGGATGGAAACACCATGAAGAAGGTATTCATGCCTGTTCCGTATAACATTGGTTTTGAGTTGGCAATTTTATGTAAGTTAAATGATGATGCTTTACAGATTGTTGAGCAGATTCTTCCAAACTTTCAACCAGCGTTTAATTTGACTGTTGATTTAGTCGAATCTATTGGAGAAAAGAGAGATATCCCAATCGTCTTAAACAGTGTCTCATTCCAAGACGATTATGAAGGAGATTTTTCCACAAGAAGAGCGTTAATATATAGATTACAGTTTACTGCAAAAACTTATCTCTTTGGTCCTATCGCAGACAATCCAGAGGGTCTCATTCGCAAGGTTATCGTTGATAACTATGCTGATACCGATAGGACAACCGCCAAGAGAGAAATGAGATATACAGTTGTCCCAGATCCAATTAATGCAAATCCTGGTGATGACTTTGGATTTAGTGAGGAATGGGAATACCTGGGTGATTCTAAGTCTTATAGTCCAACACAACAAACTGATATTTGATAACTTATGTCTGAATTTGATTCTATTGATGATGCTCTGAATGTTGAGAGCAGTATTGTTGAGGTTGACGATACTCCAAAGAGTATCCAAAAATCTGAGCAAAAGACTGACATCTCAAAAGACTATGAGTATACAAGAGCAAACTTATATTCGCTGATTGAAAAGGGTCAAGAAGCAATCAATGGAATCATGGAACTTGCCGGTGAAGGTGGTAGTCCAAGAGCATATGAAGTTGCTGGTCAGTTGATTAAAAGTGTCGCTGATACAACAGATAAGTTGATTGACTTACAGAAGAAACTGAAAGATGTAGAAGAGGATGTTGGAAACA